CGTTTAACTTTTCTCCTAATTCCTCCCCCCTTCTTTTGAGCGTCGGCCTTTTCTTCGGGTTCATCATTTGACTTTTTCTTTGGTTTGCTTTTCTTTTTGGACTTCTTTTTGTTCTTTTTGCTTTCTTTGTTTTCGGATTCTTGCCCGCTTTTATCCTGGTTAGATTCTTCTTCGGGTTCTTTTGAATCTGTCTTTTCGTCTTTTTCTGATTCCGCAACGGTTTCCGATTCCCGACTGTTGCTCGATTCTTCTCCGCACCCGCTCTACAGAACACACGCTGCCAGTATCAGTGTTATAAGTTTTTTCTTCATCGGTTTATCCTCCCTTGTAGTTTTTTTATATTGTACCACAACAGATTGGTAAATCAAGAAAAACCGGAACCCATGTCGCGCGGTAGTCTATCTCTGCCAACCAATCACTGCCTTGTCAAGCGCATATTTTGTAAATTTGTGTTATAATCTCCTCGGAAAGGAGGTGTTTTTCATGAAAGATTTTAAAGATTTCAAATCCTATGTAAGTAATCACAGCGACGAAATCCACCACTCTATTCACCAAAAAGTGCTAAATGCCGTTAACGAAAAACTTTTTGCGAAGCAGGAGAAGAGCATGAGTTTTATCGTCGCGCATGGGTTGAAATTGGAATTATGGAAATGCCAGAACATTACCATAACTGGTTAAGTTCCTGATAGAGGATACTTCCCACAATCAACCTTGTATTTTTTATTGTACGGAGCACCGGGAATTACGCTGTTTATGTCTTCGTATTTATTTCCCGTTTTAATCAACTGCTCAATTCGTTTTAAAGTACAATCAATGCTTTTTAACGTTTTGAGCATCTTTTCAGCTTCTTGCATTGTTTCCCCTCCTGATTTTAAATTTAAAAACGGGCATAAAAATAACGCCTGATTCCGGCGCTATTCAATCATTCTGTTTACCTTGTTCAGCACAAAATCTTTTATTTCGTTAAATCCCCATCCGTATTCCATGAGGCTTGAAATGAGCATTTCTGCGTTTTGAACACTCTTTAATTCCTCGTCTGTAAAGCAGTCTCTCAAATTATCTTTATTTCCTATCCCGTATTTCTCCCGCAGTTCCTTTGCTTTCATCCCGAAAACCTGTTTGTATACGATGTGGTCTGTGTAATTGGAATAGGCACGTCCGTGCATACGTTCATTTTCTCCCGATTGCTGAATTGCTTTTGTTAGCGCCTGGCGCACCGCTATTCCCTTTGCTCTTTCTATCTCTGTTTTATGAATTTGTTCTGAAACTTTGGCAAGTGCCTGTTCGCAACCTATGAAATAGTTCCTTGCTTCTTCTCCGCGTCCTGACTTGGTAGCCATAGAAATTCTTTTGGCAAGTGAATCAGTTATTTTGTAGTCCTCTGTCGGTCTGCCTCCCTGTTTTTGAGGTTTTCGCAAGATTGGCGAAAACCTCATTTTCCTCTGCAAACGGATTTTCTGTTACATTTTCTTTAAGCCATTTTGCATAGTGGCTGCCGTTTTCATATAGCCAGAAATAAAGTTTTCTTGATGTGGTATATCCCTCGTCATCAATCTGTAATGCAATCTCAATCGGTGTCTTTTTTGCTTCCTCAATCATTTCATTCATAAAATCATTCCTCCATGATGATTTGCTTTTTCGCAAAATTTATTTACAATAAATTTTATAGAATGCATAAAGTTTGCTTTTTCTATTATAAATTGAGTGTCGTCTATTAAAGACACATCGTCGATTCTGTATTTTGAAAGAACAATAGATCTTGACGCACTACCGTTCCGCATTCCGCATTTCTGCGCGTCTTTTCTTTCTTTTCCATTCTTCGCGCCGTCTTCGCTCATCCTCAAAGAACCGGTCGACTTCAATCTGAATTTCTTCTTCTGTAAGTTCCCTGTTCGGGTCATCCATCTGCATGAACGGCTTTTCGATATATTCCGCGTGAGAATCTTTTCCGGCAAGACCTGCGCCAAAATGCGCCATGACTACGCTGAATGCTATTTCTGTGTATTTCCCCATGCTGTGCATCTGCGCGTCGCGTTCCATCAGCTCAAGATTATGCGCCTTTGCATACGGCTCAAGGTCTGTCGGGCATGACCAGTCTATGTCGTCAACTGTAAATCCGTACCCTTTTGTGACCATGAGCCAGTATGGGCGTATTTCCTCACAGTAAAGTTCCCACGTTAGTTCTCGGTTTTCTCCGTCTCCGTCGCAGCATCTGGTTCGTTCGTCTCTTTCGCCTCCGGGTTCTCCCCGTTCCTCGGTAAAAAACCTTGTGAAAACAGTTCCTGCAAAAGAGCTGCAAACATTGTTCCTACGTCCATCGCTCCTTCTTCGTCCATGTATTCATCCAGAAGGTCATCCACCTTTTCTTCGCACTCTCTTACAGATTCCGGGTTCTTGTAGTCAGCCCTAAATTCTTTGTGGTATTTTTGCAGCGCGGCAAGAACAAGTTTTGAATTTAAATTAAACATTTCTTCAAGCATTTCCATTTCTTCAAGCATTTCCATTTCTTCCGCAGTTTCTTCTTCCGGCTTTTTCTTTTTCTTTCCGAGTTCTTGCATCCTTCTTTGCATTGCAACCGCTTCTTTCAGAACCCCGGCGCGCCTAAATGACCGATACCCGAATTTCAGATTATATTCCGTTCCTTTTACATTTAATTTCAGCATAATATGTGAGTCCTTTCTGTTGTTAAGTAGTTGTTGGTGCTGTTGGTCTGACCGCCGGGATTTCTTCTGGCAAATCAACCAGTGTGTTTGTGATCGTGTACTGCAACACGTTTCCAACTGCGTATTCAGACCTGGGTCTGGATCCCGGCTCGACTATGTACGGAGCCATTTTTTCTTTTCCCGGATGGTATGCGCAAAACCACATGGACTGCCCTGCTGTCCTGTTGTTGTATGCGTCTTTCATTTCGTCCCACTGGTCGTCAAATGTGTCCGTATTATTGAAAACGGTCTGAAGTTCGCCTCCTGTGTCCTCGTGCCCAGCGACATATTTTTTTCTTTTCGATTCCAGCGGGGTTGCGTCGAGTTTGTCCTGTGTAACTTCTACGCCACCGATGCTTATGCATTCCTCTATTTGTTTAAATTCTGTCGGCGGGGTTGTCATCGTACCAAGTCCCCATCCGAAAATCACTCCTATAGTGCTTAGTGCTTGAGCTGCCATAGGTCATCCCTCCTTAAAAATTTGCATAAAAATAAGAGCATTGCTGCTCTCTGGTTAACTTTCTATATAATGTCCCTGGCTCCGATAAGTCTCCGGTATCTTGCGGTTGTCCGGTACACATCCCCGACGTTGTTATGGAATGGTAATGGTTTTGCCGAAAACCGCATGGATTTCATGATTTTTAATATCTCTTTTGCCACTTCATCCGCCCTTGCCTGGCTCTGGTTGTCGCTTACATCAATCTGAAACGATGCGTTTACAGCATTCAAAGATGAGCCTTCAAGCGTTTCTCCTGCCTCTGTCGGTTCCATAAGATGTATGTAGACGGTCGGGAATTTTGGCTTTGTGGATGATTTGTCGATTGTAGTAAAATCTAGGTCTGGGTATTTCTTTTTTACCCGTTCTGGAAATTTTGCTTTTATGAGCGAAAAAATCTGGCTTTCTATGCTGTCGAGCATTTATATCGCCGCCAGTTACCAGAAAAACGGGCATGGAACCCCAAAAGATTTCATTCGCCCTATTTCTTCTAAAATCTCGCACATTAATTTGGTGCTTTTAAACACCTGGAACCCCGAGTCTATCAATTCTTGATTGATTTCTTCGCTTTTAGATTTGTTTTCTTCCTGTTTTCCGCATCTGCATCCGCATTCTTCCGGAAATTCCTCCGTTTCAATCCTCTCAACTAGCTTTCCCATCTCGCCAATCTTTTCTGTCGTTGTAATAATTCTTGCTACTGACATATTTACCACCTCACATCCCGAAACGGAAGCTCTTCTGAATCATAGTCATTTTCTTTGCTCACATAGTTTGTATCGTCCGTCGTTACAGACTTGGTTTTAATTTTCCGCAGAACATTTCCGCTGATTGGGTCATATTCTTTTGTGATTTCTCTGGTTTTTGTTTTAATCATGTATTTCCTCCTCAATCTTATATTTGCAGTTTTCAGATACAAATTCTTTTGCTTCATCAAATGCTAAAGCCAATGGTGGAGCCGGAGGAACAGGGCATGCATACCAAACAGACCACACAAATGCATACGCTAATGGTGGCGGAGGAGGAGCTGGAAATCCAGGAGGAACAACTGGAAAAACAGGAACAAGAGGTTCATATAGTAAAAATGTACCAGCAGAAAATGGAACAGGTGGACTATTAATCATGTATTCAGACACCTT